TAGACCCGAACACAGGCGAAAAGTATTTAGTTTACTATGATGCGGAAACAGTTGAGCAATTAGCTAATAACTATTTTAAACAAAATGGAAACGCTAACACAAACATAGAGCATCAAGACACCGATGCCGAGGGGGTTTATCCTGTAGAGAGTTGGATTGTTACAGACCCTGAAAATGACAAGAGCAAAGCTTTAGGAATGCCATTACAAAAACAAGGCACTTGGATTATGGGGTATAAGTGTGAGAGCGAAGATATTTTAAATAAAATACAAAATCAATTATTGCAAGGTCTCTCTATTGAGGGACACTTAGATACGGAAGAAGATAAGGATAGTCCTATCTCTAAATTTAGTAATATTAATATGAAAAAAACAATCTTAGAAAAATTGGAAGATTTCAAGGCTATCCTAATGAGTGCCATTAGTGATGATGAAAAGCCAGAAGTGGAGACCCCAGAAGCGGAGGTTGAAGCTGAGAAAGAAGTCGAAGAAATGGCTGATGATATGCCAGCAGAGCCAAGTGAGCTAGAAATTGCACAGGCTACTATTGTAGAGTTGCAAAAGAAAATCGACGATTTAGAAGCTGAAAAAGCTAAAAACGAAAACGACGCTACTTTAATGAGCGCACAACTTGAGGAGGTTACAAAAGCTTTTGACAGTTACAAAGCAGTAAAAATGTCTAGTCAAAAATTGGCGGATGTTGTTGTAGAGAAAGTTGAATTAACGCCTATTCAGGCTAAACAAGCAAAATTTTTAGAAGATGTCAAAAGAAAAATTTAAACAAGAAGAAGTTTTAGTAAGCCAAGAGTTGTTACTAAATAACGAAGATGAAAAATCATTCCAACTAAAAGATGGGGACTATACATGTCCTTTAAGCGTAAATTACGAAGAATTAGAGTCTATATTATCAGGTAAAGATTTGACTGAATATGTAGGTGATAATTTACCAAAAGAAGAAGTAGAAAGAATTGAAAAAGATTATAAAATTTATTTAACAAACAAACAATAAAAATGGCAAATTACACATCAGTAAAAATAAGAGGAGAGCAAATTTTACCTTTCCAAACTCTGTTACTAACTAAGGATAGTTCAGTAGCGGATGGTTTCGTAGGTTTTGAACCTGGGGCAAAAGAAGGGTCTGTATGGACTGAATCAAACGAAACGGTTACGGAGATAGATTACACAGGCGCACCAATTACAGAGTCAGATTTGGATGCTATGATTGCATTTGATAATAAAATCTATTATGCAATTACTGAGTATAGAAAATTAGTTAAAATGAACGGACTTCATAACACTATATTTTCTGAGGATATGGGGACAGGTGCTGAAAAACAAGTTTCTAAAAAATTCATGGATTACGCAACAGAATCTTTTTCTGGTGCAATCTCAAATATGCAAATGATTAATAGATGGCAAGGTGCGACAGTAGCGACTAAGGCTGCAATTGCTGCTTTAACTCCAGGCGCTGGTGCTAATCAAATTTCAGCAGCTACTCAAGCAAAAATAGCAGCATTGCCTACTTCAAAGAGAGATGGTTTTTTTGCGGTAGTAGTTTATAATTCTTTTAGAACGAATGCGGTTGCTGCAAAAGGCGAGTATATTAAAGTTGATGGTACTACTATTACTGAATCAAATATTGCAGCTGAATACGCTAAAATTTATAAAGCAATTCCAGCTGACGTACTTAACGATACTGATAAACCTGTAGTTATAGAAGCTCCATTGGCGCACAGACAATTTATGCGTACAGCTAACAACTCAGTAGGGGCTGCGTCAAATCAAAATTTTTTATTTGAAAGCGATTCAATTGACTCTAAAGCTTCGTATAATGGGGTAGCGGTTTCTTTTGTTAATTTGCCTGCAAATGTAATGATTGCGCACCCTTCTAAATCATTATTCATTAATGCCGATGCTGTAAATGCCGAATCTAACTTCATGGAAATTGGAAAAATGGCTAACGGTTCTGATTGGGTTTATTTTAAAAACGTATGGGCGTACAACCATGCCGTAATGAACCAATCAAGAAATGTATTGTATTCTTAAAAATAATCAAAGGGAGCGTAAAACCTCCCTTTTAATACCTTAAATTATATGTGTACATTAGCACTAACAAAATCACGCAATCTTAATTGCGTAAAAAAGAAAATAGGTATAAGATCCTTTTCAATAGCTAGATTTGATTCATTAAATAGAATTGTTGTCAATAGTTCATCTTTAGGAGTTGCACAAGTTGTGAGTTTGAACATTACAGCAGCAGCTACCGCTTCATCAAACGTAACGGTTACTTTGAACGGAATAGCTACCAATGTTGCGGTATTATCAGGAGATGCAGCTACTGTAGTAGCTACTAAAATAAGAGCAGCAGGATCGGCAGGGTATGCTACAAGCGGGACAGGAACAAATGTAATATTTACTGGGGGCGCAATAGGGGACAGATTAGATCCTATCTATTCCGCAGGTACTACAGGGGCTACAGGCTCAATTGCAGTATCTACAGCGGGTCAAAACGTTGGAAGCGGTGGAGTTCTTACGCTACCTACTTATATGCAGTTCGCTACAGCTCCATCTGGTGGAAAAATAGCAAGATTTGACGTAAAAAACACAACTACAGGATTTAACGACACCTTAACTCAAAACCCTGATACTAGATCAGGAGGGCGTAAAGGCGAATTTAGCTTAACTCTGTTCTCAGGTGGCGGAATGGATAACATTGCGCTCTCTGAATTAGTTGATGAAATAACTAAAACTGATTTTGTAGGTTTCATTGAATACAAAACAGGCGAAATTTTCGCAGTTGGAAGCCAATTTGGTTGTATGATTTCTAGTGTAGTTGATTCAACAGGTGCAACAGATGGCGAACTTGACGGTGTTACTATTACAATTAACACCGAGGAATCAGATTCTTTTAGAAAATACTTGCTTACACCTACAGCGGTTGCAGAATTTACCGCTTCAAGATTGGCATATTAATAATAAAGGGCGGTTAATCCCGCCTTTTTTATCTTAAAATATGAAAGTAATCACACCAAACACTACTGTTTTTAAATTTGTTCCTAGATTTACTTTTAATTCAGCTATTTTAACTTTTGATGAAGGATTAGAAGTTCAAAATGTTGTTAGTAATAATCAAGTGACAATATTAAATACTTCATTATTTACCGAGGGACAAAATTATGCTTTTACAATTACTTCTAATAGTGAAATAGTTTATAAAGGCAAAATTATTTTTTTAAAAAATGGAACTGATATTCAAAATTATAGCGCACAAACTCAAGATACAAAAAGATGGCAGTAAAAGAAGAAAATAATGTGTATTCAATGAGTAATGATGTCGTTAAAATGTCAGCGTGGCAACCTATTGAAATTAATCCTTTAGTTACTCAGAATGGGTTTAATATAGTTTGTAACGGGACTAATAACTCTAATTACAAAACATTACGTGACGCTTACGATGACAGCCCTACTAATCAAAGTATTATAAATTCATTTGTAAATTTTATGTATGCAAATGGGTTAAAAAACACGGGGTCTAGCTTGGATATTTCAAGGTATCTAGATGAAGATACGGTAGAATTAATCTGCTTAGATGTAAAATTATTTGGTGGCTTTTGCTTACAAGTTATTTGGAATGACTTGGAAAAAGATAGACAAATATTAAGATTTGAATACGTACCTATTGAGGAAATAGCTGTAGAAATCGACGATAGAATGGTTAAACCTAGAGTAGTTAGTTATTGGCATTCTGAGGATTGGAGAAGAAGCGGAACATATAAACCTACAGCGTGTAAAAAATTTAACGGAACATTTCAAGGAGGTATTGAAATAGCGTTTATTCAAAAAGTAACTAAAAATAAATACTATCCTTTACCTGACTATTTTAGCGGAATTAATTATTGTATTGCAGAGGGTTTTTTAGGGCAAAATACAAAGACTCACTTTCAATTTGAAAATAAAATAACTACGGTTATAAATTTCAATGGAGGGAAGCAAGGAGGAGGAAGCGAAACGGTAAAAGAGGAAAGAGCTAGGAAAATAAAACAAGATTACACGGGCGGAAGCCCTAAACATCATGTAGTTGTTTCTTACAATACGGATGCTTTAGACGCTACAACTATTGACCAAGTTGAAACGCCAAATTTAAACCAACAAAATGTATTTTTTGCAGAGGAATGTGAAAGAAAAATTATTGTAGCTCATAGCGCACCTAAAATACTTTTTAGCGGTTCAAATAATGCAAGTGGATTCAGTTCAAATGCTGATGAAATTTTAGTAGCTACAAAAGAAATGTACCGAAGAAATATAAATCCATTACGAAAAGTTGTTGTTGATGGATTAGAAAAGTTATTCAAGCTAATTGACGTTAATGTAGCTCTAGAGTTTAAAGATTTTGACGAGTTCAAAGAAGTTGAAGAAATTGCAACCGAATCTTTTGATTCTGAAATTGCAAATGCTCAGGCTCAGGCAACTCTGAGAGGCTCAGTAGGTGGAGTGACGTCAATCTTAGAAATACAAAGCGCGTACGTTGCGGGTACTACTTCTTACGGGTCAGCAATTGCAATGTTAAAATACATCTTTGGATTTGACGATAATAAATCTAAGGAATTACTAGGCACTCCAAAAGAAGACTCTACTATACAACCAAAACCAATAATATGACAAAATTATTTATAACAGCGGAGCAATTCAAAGCGACAACATCAATAAGTAGCGCAACGGATAACGAACTTATTTTACAAAAAATATACTATGCTCAAATTTCAGACGTTACAAGGGTTTTAGGTCAGTCTTTGGTGGACAAAATAACTACTGATTTTGCTAATTTACAAGGTGTTTATAAAACTATTTACGACAAGTATATTATTGATATGCACGTATTTTATACAGCTTACTATTTTACTCTATTCAACGAGGTGAAACAGTCAAACGTCGGGAATACTATTTTATCGGTCGCAAATGGGCAACCTACACAAAAAACTTATCAATTAGCGGAACAATATAAAAATTTAGCCGTAACTATTGAAGATAATTTTCGTAAGTTTATGGAAAATACAAACATTCCAGAATGGAGCTACGAAAAAAAAGATGAAGAAACCACTAATTTTAACGATTTTTACTAGATGGCACAAAAGAAAATAAATTACAGTTTTGCAAACGATGGATTAGGAGACCCGTTAAGGCAAGCGTTTGTTAAATCAGATGATAATTTTGACGAATTATACGCAAATAAAGTTGATAAAGTGACAGGTAAAAGTTTGACCGACGTTAATTTTTCAGCTATAGATAAAGCTAAGCTAGACAGTATTGACCCTAGTGCTTCAAGTCAAAGCGATTTTGCAATAAATGACCCTTTAAAACCTGCTTTCATAAAAAATAAACCTACTTTATTATCTGATTTTGACAATAATCTAGATTTTGTTGAAGATGTAACTGCGGCAGGTGTGTTTGGGCGTAGTGCTGGTGCTTGGAGTACAATAAATATTGCTTGGATTAAATCAAACGAGTCCCTTTCTTTAGCGCAAAGAAAAGGTGATGTACTTTACGGCATTTTAGATCAATACACAGGAGATGAAATGACTCTTTCAAAAGTAATTGGAACACCAACGATTGATGGTGTTATTTATTTTCAATTAGGAAGTGAATTTTTTAAAAGAAATTACGATAGCGTTAATGTTAGATGGTTCGGTGCGAAAGGGGACGGGGTTAATGATGACACTGCGCCAATTCAAAACGCTATAAATATAAGTAACGGAGGAGTGGTTTATTTTCCAAACCCTTCGTTTTTTTATAAAATCACGTCTAAATTAATCATATCACCTAATACTAAATTACAGGGAGAAAACAAACAAACTACCAAGATAAAGAAATCTTTCAACGGGGATTTGGCTGATATAGGAGAAGGATCGTCAATTGATAATCTATACTTTGAAGGTGATGGGTCTATTTTTACAGGAAAAGGAATTTTAATAACGGGAACAAATGGGAATCAAAAGATACAAGATTGTAGGATAATAAATTTTGAAAATTCTTGTATCGATTATGGCGTTGATTCAGGGTCAAGAAGCCTAGTTGCTAATTGTGAGGTATGGAGGACGGCAGGTTTAACAGGTACTGGGAAGTATGCGATTACTATAAGTGCTACGCAACAATTAGCTGCGGTTCCTAGAAAATTTGAGTTTGTAGAAACGTCGGGATACTGTTCGTTTGACTTCGGAGGGTGTAACGACGTGTTTATTACGAGTTCTTTTATCGGAGACTTGAGATACACCCCAGACACAAGAGGCGTTAATATATCCACAACTAGAATAGCTAATCAATTAAACCTAATTATTGACGGTCACAACAATAGCATAGCGGCTTGTGACATTAACCCTCAGATTACATTAGCTAGTGGGTGTGACGCCATTAGTTTAGGCGTGTGTTCTTTTAATAGGCTGCCTATTATTGACAACTCGCTAAATTCAAGGAATAATATGTATCACTCAGTAATAACTTACACACCGATAATCTCCAGCGGTGGGGTTCAGCCTATTTTGGGTAATGGAACACTAGAAGGTAGTTATGCGAGGGACGGCGCTTTAACTTTTATTGTAATTAATTTACAACTAGGCTCTACCACAAACCTAGGGACAGGTGGAATATCCTTTTCTTTACCGCAAAGGAGATTTTGGGGCGATATTTTCGTTGGAGGCTCTGTGTTAATGAATGTAGGAGGTGTGTTATACACTGGATTAGTGCAAATAGCTGGAGCAGAAACAACGTGTAGCCTAATAAGGGACGCTTCTGGTTCAATTACCTTTAACTCTCCATCTGTTTTTTCAACAGGAGACACAATCAGACTTAGTGCGATGTATGCGAATTAATCTTTAATTAAATATAAAACAATGAAAAAAAGTAAATTTTTAAGCCTTAACTGGCTAGATTTGGGTAAAGGGTTGTTAATGGTTATTCTAGTAGCTTTTTTTGGTTGGCTACAAGAAACGTTCGTTCCTGCATTAAATGTTAGTCCAGAGATAAAAGTATTGCTAATTACTGCAATTGCTTACTTGTCTAAAAACTTGTTTTCTGGAAGCAAAACCAATAGATTAATTGGAACAAGACCAAACGACCGTTAATGAAAAATATAATATTGTACATAGCGTTATTTATAAGTATTTTAACCTATATGTTTTGGGAATTATTACCTAAGGGGTATTTTTATTTAGGTAACGGGATATTTATTTTAATGCTATGTACATATATTTTTTATAATGACAAAAAAAGTTTTGTTAAGTTTTGTTTATTTGAGTTATCTTTGAGTAACT